GTGACCAGCCGCATCGTCAATGAGGTCAAGCACGTCAACCGTGTGTTCTACGATTGCACCGGTAAGCCGCCTGCCACCATCGAGCTCGAGTAATGAAAATTTGCCTTCCGGCTTTTTAGACCTCTGAAAAATAGAACACAACAGCGTATAAAAACAGCCCCGCTTTCAAGAATTTTCGCTTGAAGGCGGGGCTGTTTTGCGCCCGAAGTAACAGAAAAGTAACACCCTGGGCAGAATCAAACCAGTATCACGGTTTCTTCTCCTCCGGGCAGGCCAGGGCTTCCAGGCGATCCGCGACGTTGTTTGTTCGATCTGGGTACAGGTGAGCATAGGTGCCAAGTGTGGTCGAAACCTTTTCGTGCCCAAGGCGCTGCTGCACCAGAAGGGCGTCCGTGCCCATGTTGATAAGCAGGGAGGCGTGGGAGTGCCGTATATCGTGCACCCGAATGACCTTCACGCCAGTGCGCTGGCAGCAGCGCTCCAACTGTTCCTTTAGCCAGTATTTGGTGCATTCAAACAGGCGTTCTTCCGGCTGGTATTCGTAGAGCTTGGCAGCGTATTCCCGAATGATTTCCAGCAAGAAATCCGGCACTGTAATGAACCGCTTGGAACGGCGGGTTTTCGGGTCCGAAATGACGTCCTCGCCATTCAGGCGGGCGTAGGAGTGCCGCACAAAAATGCCCTTCCGTTCAAAATCCACATCGGCCAGGGTGAGGGCCAACAGTTCGCCTTCCCGCATACCGGTCCAAAACAGAATGTTGAACGCGGCGTATGCCGTAGGGTCTGACATCCCGGCAATGAACTTCTGAAATTCTTCCAGCGTCCAGAACTGCATTTCTTCGGCGCTGCTTTTGCCCATGGACCCGGCCAGGGAAACAGGGTTTTCTTTCAGGCCGTAATATTTCCCAGCGAACCGAAACAGGGCGCTCATTTGGTTGTTGATGGTTTTCAGGTAGGTGGCAGAATACGGCTTCCCGTTCTTGTCCCTGGCGTCGATCAGGTGATTTTGCCAAGCGCGAATTGACGAAACCGATACTTCATCCACAAGCTGATCCTTGAAGTAGGGGAGGATCTTCGTTTCAAAGATCCATTGCTTCATTTCGTAGGTGGTGGGTCGGAGCCTGGTCTTTGCATCTGCCATGTAGAGCTCCACCAGGGAACCGAATTTCATTTTTGTGGTGAGTGAGCTTTTCGCCAGGTATTCGCGCTCGTAAGCCAGGGCATCCGCCCGGCGAGCAAAGCAGCTTTTCTTTATTTGCTTCCGCTTGCCGGTCCAGTCCGTAACGCGGAAGATGCAATACCATTCGCCGGTTTTCTGGTTTTTATATGCAGGCATGAGGCCCCTCCATTTGCTGCTTTTCAACAGCTTTCAACAAAGTTTTCAACAAGTAACGCGGGTAACGCGTTGGTAACGCTTACGGTAACGCGTTACCAATAAAAAGTTGAAAACGCAGATTTCATGTTGAAAGTGAATTTTCTTCACAGGGATGGAACATCAAAAACTGACGAATAAACGAAAGAAAGAGATTCAACGAGTTTTCAACATTCGCACCCGGTAACGCGTTGCCAACGCGTTACCACCCAGAAAACGCAGTTTTCAACAAACAAAACAAAACGGAACAACGACAAAAAACGATGCTTTCAACGCGGTTTTCAACGGCATAAGCTGCCGCATTCTTCCCCCTAACAACCCCTATCTTATATCCCTGTATATCTAGAATATCTAACTTAATCTTAGATATAGCTTAATAATATAATATATAGCTTATGGGTTAGATTGAGAGGCGAACGTTTGCGCGGCGCCACGAAGACATGGCGCAGACCTTTTTCGTGACATGACGAAAATGGTCCGGCAGTTGCTTACAACTTGACAACGGCTTGGAAAATGAGTTCAACCCGTGCAATCCGAAAAGTTGAACTTAATGCCGGAAAACGCGCGGGAATAGCCTATTTTTGTGATTGAATACGCGCAAAACGTGCGATTCGTGCTAAAAAACGTGCAATTCGCGTGCAATGGCGCGAGAAAAAACGCGCGGCGCGCGAATAACGCCCAGGGCGGCCGTTTAACTTGCCGGTAACTTGCCAGAGCGACGCCAGAAGCCCCAGGGAAGCCCTGCCGTGGCCTTTTACAAACCGATGCGGAAAACTAGACAAAGAAAAACAAAACGCCCACAAGGCCGCTTTCCAACGGTCTGGTGGGCGTTGCTTTTTGATGCGGACCGCAGGCGTTACGGTTTTGAGGTATTGGCGCGGAGCTTTTGGCCGCACTTCGGGCAAACGAGGACGAAACCCTTGTGAGCGTGTGGCCGCCCCTGAAATTCATTGCCACAGGGACAGGAAACGGAAACCTTCGGCTCCCGGAGAGCAGCGGCCACGGGCAGCCCGTTGATGTATTGCAGAGTTCCGGCCGGTACACCTTCAAGTTCTTGCAGCTTATCCACCCATGCAGCCATGTGCTTTTCTTGCCCGGCGGCGGTTTTGAGCGTAAGGGCCTTTTCTATTTCCACGTCCAGGATTCGGTCAACGGCTGCGTTCAGATATTCGGCCATATTATCAAAATACCGCTTCCAGAGTTCAGAGGCGGGCGTTTTGAAGTTGATACCGTAAGAGGGCAGATAATCCGGCCCGATTTCTTCAAAGGCAGCAAAGTAGGAAAGCTCCTGCAACAGGAGATCGTACCGGGAAAGCACCGTGGAGAAGTTGTTGGAGGAGTTCACCAGTTCTTCGCAATCCTTCAAAATTTCCATGTGCCGCAGAAGTTCACGCCGATGCGCTTCATCTGCCGCAGACCCGACCGGGGAGCCCTGGGCGGGCGGATCTTCTGCCGGGCTGGCTTGCTGCCTGCGCCGCCGGACGAGGACGACGGCGGCCACTACGGCCACGATCAGAGCGAGGACGCCCAGCACTGGCAGATAGGCGAAGAACAAGCACACGGCTGCAATGGTGAGGGCTGCCACGACCACGCTTTTTAGAAAGCCGAGCAGGGAAAATCCGTGAAGACTTTGCAGCAGCCCGAAAGTGACCATCCGCCCGGCGGAGTGATACCCGCGGGAAACAAACCTGTTCCTTCTGGCCTTCATCTGCCGTTCGCGTTCGTTCATTTTGTGCGGATACCGATGCGCTGCCATGAGCAGCCCCCTTTCACTTCCGAAACCAAATCAGCCCGCAGCGGAGGAGTTCTCTTCTGAGGCGTTCTTCTCCACAATGGCCGTGTTCTGCGATGCGGCGCCTTCCGGCAGTTCCTTCAACGCCTGAATGTACCCCAGGAGCCGGTCGAGCTGCCGATCAGACAGGGAGCCGAGCTCCCCGGCGATTGCGACCTCTGCCGGGCGCTGGGCAGCCGCCGGGGGACGAGGCGCCTTTTCTGCCGAATTGCGTTCGCTTGACGCCCCGAGAAGGTAATCGACGGAAACGCCGAAGACCGAGGCAATTTTTATTTTGACCTCGTCGCTCGGTACGCGTGCGCCGCTCTCGTACTGGGAGAGCGTTGTGTTCCCAACGTTGATTCGCTGCGCTAGATCGCGCTGCGTCATTCCCGCAGAAAGACGAAGCTGCCGGATTTGTGCGCCGATTTTCGTAGACGTGATTTTCTCCCCCCTTCTCACTATGAGAACATTATAGCACATACTTTTCCAGCAGAAAGAAAAGTTCACAAAAAGAGAAATTTTCTCTTGACATTCACAAATTGCAAAGTTATAATCAGGCTGTGAAGTTCACAATATGTGAACTGAAACGAAAAATAGTTGGAGGTGAAAAGATGAACCGAACCATCGAGGAAGTCCGCAAGGCAAAGGGCTTCACGCAGGAACAGGTGGCAAAGGGCGTAGGAATTGGCGCCTCGACGTATTGCCAGTATGAAACCGGGCTGCGGGGAGTTCCCGCAGATGTAGCAAATAAGATCGCTCGGTTCCTTGATGTGGAGATTGGCGAAATTTTTTTGCCGACAAAGTTCACGACTAGCAAACATTAAGGACGAGCGAGAGGAGGAACACACATGAATTTTTACGAAATTTCCGCAACGCTTGAAAACGGCTCAGTCCACAAGACGAAGATCTATGAGATCAACCAGGATCGGGCGCTCAACCGGGCTTCAAAGTTCGCTTTGCAGTTCGACGCCACCGGCTGCGCGAAGAAAACTGTGCAGCTGATCCAGGAAAATGCCGGGGTTCCCAAGGAAACGGAACGGGCCTTCTTGAACGAGATCAAAGAGATTTTGGAGGGCCTGGGCCCGAACAGCTATTGCGCAATGGCCTTTGATGGCTGTATTGCAGATGCCGAGGAGAACATCGACAGCGATTTTGCAGTTAGCATGAAGGGCCGTTGGCAGTCCGCGTGCAAGGAACACGAA